ATCATTAGTGTAATAACCCATGACCAAACCAAACAACCAAACAGATGATTGCTAGCTTCCATAGATTACTCCAAGTCCAATATGGGTCTAACTCATCTAGTACCCAAAAGACCTTATCCATTATCCAATCTTTCATTTTGAATTTACTCCCTTCACCTTTTCAAAAGTTCGTATGCCTGCCATTCCTAACAATGCTAGGACCAAAGGCATTAAGGCATCTAAATCTAAACTAGGTAAGGGTGCAGTTTCAATAGAAAAAAGAGCAAGAAAAAATAAAGTAAATTGTTTCGCCACATATTCCCAGAATATAGCAAAGGCACAAGAGATACCTATTAACGGCCTCCATGATCTTTGTAAGATACCCGATATATCCGTAGCAGTAGATTTAGCATCAGCAATATTTACATCTATCTGTTTAGAGTTAATTTCATTCTCTAGTTCTTTAAGACGAATTTTTATCTTCCCTTTTTCTTCTTCTGATACATGTAAGTCATCTATAATTTTACCGACAGTACCAACAAGACCACCGCTAAGTATTTTATCTAACATTAAGCATCTCTCATTTGTTTAGCTAATCTTTTAGATCGATTAGGTAGTTGTTTTGCCCATAAGCTATCGAGCATTTCAAAACTTGCTTTGACAAAATCTTTATCTCTTAATGCTTGTTGGAAGTTCTGAAAGCGCATAAGTTTAGGTAAGCCCAAATTAAACGCCATATCCACCACTACAAAAAATGCTTCTTCAGGAATACTATCTGCATCTATAAATTTTCTAGCATCATCTATTGCTTGGTTTAAATCAGTAGTAAATATCTGATCTACTTCTAAATCTGTTAATTCTTTTTCTAGTAAATATTCTTCATCGGGTAATCTAATTAAATGACCTACCCCTGTGGTCCAATTATTTAAAGTATCCTTATAGGCAGTTGTGCGAACACCCTCGCTATGCTTAATTTGTTCTTTTAGCTTATCTATATTCATAGGTATATATTTCTATCCCAAGAGCCGTCTTTATTCAATACCATAGGCACGATATAAGGAATGCCGTTAGTTATTACCCCACAAGATAGTATAGGTTTAGCTAGATTTACTTTCATATATGCCATGGCTAAAGATTTTTTATCTACTAAACAACCTACCGACATACCGAAGTTTAAGTGATAATCGTTACCTACATACTTAATTTCACTAACTGTATGAAAATGTCCTTGCACACATGATGTTGCTGTTTGTTGTACTGCTTTCGCTATATCCTTACAGAATTGATGAGCAAAGATTACTTTACCCTTAGGGGTTTCTAATATTAACCGTTCTACCCATTTCCATTTGCTCGATACATCTAAAATCTCATTATAATCTTTAATAAAGAACTTAGACATTCCTTTAGCCATAGCCCGTCTTAAGATCATAGAGCCATGGTTACTTTCTAATAAATACATAGACGGAAATATCTTTTCTAATTGCCCACATAAAGACTGACCAGATAATAACTCATCAGCAGGTGCAGGTAGATCGGGATTTATAACATGGCTTACATTAACAGAGTGCCAATCCATCTCATCACCGATATGTACGACACAATCGGGCTTATAGGCTTTATTTAATTTTATTAGAAAAGGAAAAGTATCGGGGTGGTGATATGGGAAGTGTGTATCAGATACAACTAATATCTTTTTATATATGCTCATCAGATGCGTTTACACAAGCAAATCTATATTTGCGAATATTGTATTCATCTAGAATTAACTTTAGGTCATTTCCAATAATTTTACAATGTTCGAAAGACTCTGCTTTTTCATTAACAGAAATGCAAACTGCATTATAACAAAAGTATCCTACGAGAAAGATTGCTTTAAACATTAAAGATGTAGTCTTTAACAACCATAAATAATTGCCCAAAGACTGCAACGGCTACACTATAACCAACCAATTTTATATTTTTTATGTCCTTCTCAATATGAGCAAGGTGGTTTGTTTTGATAACTTGGATATCTTTTTGAATTAAAGCTATCTCTTTATCTAACTTGTTGATCTTGTCCGCTTGTGTTGCCATTTAGATTACTATTTAGCTTAACTTGTGCTTGTTTGTCAAATGTTTCTATTAGTTCTTTATCCTTCTTAATTTTCTCTTGATATTCAGCTAATTCTTTTTGTGTTTTAATCACATCATCAAAAGTCATAGTCATCATTTGTTTTCTGATCTCAGCATTTCTTTCGTGTGCTTTTTCTAATCTATCTAATAAGAACTGATTATGTGTTCTTGTTTCTCTTAATTCTTTTTTTGCTTCTCTTAATTGTTTTTCTAATTCTTTTTGTGTAGCCATTTTGCCTCCTTATTTTGACAATGCGTCTTGTTCTAATAACCACATCAGTTTATCAATTTGTTTTTCCATTTCATCATATTTTTCGTGCATCTTCATTAACTTAGATAAATCTCTTTCATTATTAGCTATTCTGCTATCCATTTTAGAAATAAACCAAACTAAAGATGCTGATTGGATTGCGATAGCAAGAATAATAGAAATTGTTTTGCTATCTAAGTTCATTATGGTTTAGTGGGGAATACTACTGCGTTTACTTCTTCAACAGTGGTTAATCCCTCTGTTATATCTCTTAATGATTGTCTATAAGTAGCCATATCACTAGATAGAGTATTATCTGATAATGCTAAATAATCTGTTTGTGCAAGTAGTCTATTTCTTCTTGCTCTTAAATCAGCTATTGCTCTATCAAACGCACCATTTAACCATTCTTGTTCATCTAATTGTCTTTGTGCTATTTCTTCATCTGTTAAAGGAATTTGTACTCCATTAACTAATTTATGTGGTGTTGCCATTGTTTAATCCTTTCTTTTGTTTTTATAATGTAAATCATTAAGCAAGTCCATATAGAGATATTGTACCATCATCAATGTTGCCAGATGACATTTTAAAGTCAATTCCGTCAATAGCTGAAGTGGTGTTAAAATAACCTGCATAATGTCCGCCATATGAACCTGCTGCCACATAAGAATTTGAACTACCAAAGAAATGTTTTACATAAGTAGTTGAACTAGGATTAAATAACCATAATTCACCAGATGTTACTTCATCATTTCCTGTTCCTACAACAACATTTATTTGCTGATAACCAGTTCCTTGAGCAATATCTTTTCCTGTTTCATATCCCAAAGAAGCATCTGTACCATCTTCATCATGTCTTGTTTGAAAAAATGTTGTAGTCTTAGTCACATTATAATTACTACCACTATCTGTACTTCCATTGAATTGGATATTAGATTGTGCTGACGGGTGTATATTCTTAAACACAAACTTATATGCTTTATAGGTACTATCTAAAACAACATCATTACTACCATTAACAAAAGATACTGAAGCACTAGAACTAGCAGTGATTGATTTAATTAAAATTAAATTTCCACTAGGATTACTAGCAGGAAATGTAAAATCATATTTTAAGTTTCCGTATATACTCATTATGCTATCCCATACATTTGAATTGTACCTGCATCAATGTTTCCACTAGCCATTTTAAAATTAATAGCATTTACTGCTGATGTAGTATTGAAGTATCCTGCTGAATACATATCAACACTAAAATCTGAACTATGTAAAGAATTTGTCCTACTTGTATAATGTTTAACATAAGTCGTTGATGATGGATTAAATAACCATAACTCACCACTTAAATTTTGGTCATTTCCAGTTCCTATATCATTATTTAAAATTGAATAACCTGTGCTTTGTGCTAAATCACCACCACCATAGACTAATCCTTGACCATTATCTGCTTCACCGTGATATGCTTGAAATCCTGTGGTTGTGGCAGTCACTCCATAACTGCTACCACCATTAGTAGAAGTTTGAAAATGAAAAACACCAGAACTTGCAGGGTGAATATTAATAAACTTAAAACAATAAGTTCTATAAGTGCTATCAATTCCTGTAAATGAAATAGAAGAACTAGCACTAGCAGTTTGTTCAGATATTAAAGTCATAGCACCAAATGTTCCTGCAGGTGGTGTAAAATCATATTTTATTGCATTGTATGTACTCATTGTTTAACTCCAAATAGTTGGATAGTGCCGTCATCTATGTTTCCACTATTAAATTTAAAATCTATGGCATTAATAGATGATGTAGTGTTGAAGTATCCTGCTATATATCTATCAAAACTACCATTAGTATAATAATAATTATTTGACCTAATTAAAAAATGTTTTACATAAGTTGTGCTAGAAGGATTGTATAATTTTAAAATACCACTTAAACTTTCATCAGCACCATTTCCCTGTGCAGAAGTAATTGTTTGATAACTTGTTCCTTGTGCTTGGTCATAAGAAGTTAAATATCCTAATTGTGCCATAGTATTGTTTTCAAAATGCAATGCCTCAAATATAGTAGTTGTCATAGTTGTATTATAATTACTCCCACCATCTGTACTTCCTTGAAAATGAAAGTAGGCACTATTAGTAGCAGGGTGACAATTATTAAAAATAAACCAATAATACGTGTTCCTGGGTGTCCTCCAATTGGAGAAGTTATGGCAGGTGTTATAGTACATGTGGTTACTTTTGGGCGCTTACCAGAATTAGACAAGCAAGGTAGACCAAAAGCATTTTATGCAAAACGTGTACACGACAGTTGTTACAGACGACCTTATTACGATGCAGGATTATTCGCAGAAAGTTTTGACGACCGAAATGCAAAAGATGGCTATTGTTTATACAAAGTAGGATGTAAAGGACCTGTTACGTATAACTCATGTGGAACTATTAAATGGAATAACGGTGTGAGTTATCCAATTCAATCGGGGCATGGATGTATTGGATGCAGTGAAGCCGATTTCTGGGACAACGGTCCATTCTATGAGAGATTG